AAAGTCGGGCGACAAGTTCCTATCGCTGAAGGTAGAACCCAAGACCGCCGTGAAGGGTGGCCCGCGTAAGGCCGAACCGAAACTCCCCGCCCAGAAACAGATCACCGAGGATAATTGGAGCGACCTTGATGAGCCATTCTGACCTACGGGTGTTTATCGGCTGGGATAGCCGCGAGGAAATCGCTTATGAGGTGTGTCGCAAGTCTATCTTGCGGCACGCCTCCATCCCCGTAGACATACAGCCCATCAAACAATCAGAACTTCGGGAGCGTGGTCTTTACACGCGGGAGTTTGATCCGCTCTCGTCTACGGAGTTTTCGTTTACCCGCTTCTTGACCCCACACCTCGCCGGGTACGATGGTTGGGCCGTGTTTATGGACTGCGATTTTCTTTTGCGGGGGGACATCGCGGGACTGATGGACTACGCCGACGGGGCAAAAGCGTGCTTTGTGGTACAGCACGATTACAGGCCGTTTGAAAAGGTCAAGATGGACAACAAGGCGCAACATCAGTATCCACGGAAAAACTGGTCATCGTTCATGTTTATGAACTGTTCGCACACCGAGGTCAAGGCGTTGACACCCGATGTCGTGAACAGGAAGAGTGGAATGTTCTTGCACCGCTTCCAATGGCTAAAAGACGAGTCCATTGGTTCCCTGCCGATTGCGTGGAACTATCTGGAAGGGTGGTACACCCGCGACCATTGCCCCAACCCTATCGCCGTCCATTTCACTCGCGGTGGCCCGTGGTTCCGCGACTACATGGAAGTGGAATACGCCCGTGAATGGCTAGAGGCCAGCCGGTGAAGCGCATCTTTGCCAAAGGCACGACCCCAGAGCAGTTAGCCAATGCGGCGATCCGCATGGTGCAGGGACTTTCGCCCGACAAAACGTGGGCGATAGAGGTAACGGAGTGGAAGAAACCCCGCACCAATCAACAGAACGCTTTTCTCTGGGGCGTAGCGTACCCCGCGATCCTTGAGGGCGGCGGTGAGGCGTTGGCGGGCTGGACACGCGATGACCTCCACGAATACTTCCTCGGGGAGTGTTTCGGATGGGAGACGCTGGAAGGTTTTGGGCGCAAGCGTATGCGACCGCTCAAACGATCCTCTGCGCTAACCAAGCAAGAGTTTAGCGAGTACCTCAACTTCCTTGAGGGCCGCTGCATGGATATGGGTATAACGATCCCAGAACCTATATACGTTGAGGGCCAGTAATGCCATTCTCGGTCACGGTTCCGCGATTTGTCATTGATGACAGTTGGCGATTTACAAAACAGATACGCATGGGTCATCGTAACGATGGGAGTGATGGCAACGCTGAACAACAATTGGTCGGTGTGATTGGTCAAAACATGGTCAATTTAGCGTTGTGCAAACCAATGTTAGAGAAAGACACGGGATTTGATGGGGGCGTAGATTTTGAGGTTTTCGGAATGACGTTTGATGTCAAAACCATGGGCCGAAAAAGCGAACCCAAACCGTATTACGTTAACAACCTTCTTCGGTCACAAATCAAATTTAACTGCAACGCTTACTTGTTTTTAAGTTTTAACAAAAACGATAGTGTGTTGACATTCTGTGGATGGCTTCCGAAAGAATCGTTTTTATACCGCGCAACCCTTTATCCAAAAGACAGCACGCGCCAGCGATCTGACGGGTCATCGTTCCAATTGAAGGCTGACACCTTTGAAATAGAAAACAACAAATTGAATTCTGATTTTTATAGTTGGCCTGAATTGGTTAGTCATTGGCACAACTACGCTGCGGAACTGATATGAGTCTTCGTAAAGAAGCCAAAGGACGCGGTTGCATGGTGCGCCTACCCGGTATCTGCAACTTCAACAGCGAGACTGTAGTGCTGGCGCATATCCGTTTAGCGGGCGTGAGCGGCATGGGTATGAAATCCCCCGACTTACTTGGCGCATGGGCCTGTAACGCCTGTCATGACGAAATAGATGGCAGGACGCGCAAGAGCGGGCTATCACGCGATGAACTTCGTCTAGCCCACTACGACGGCATGGCACGGACAATCGTGCAGTTGGACAAAGAAGGGCTGGTATGAAGTTCCTGCACGACACGCCCTATGTTAGCGCGTGGGTGCGTAACGAGTTTTTGTTTAACCACGAACGGGGCCACGGAGAGTTTAGCGAGGCCACGGTGTTTGGATTCCGCGCTGAACCCGCCCGAGTGCCGTGCTTTCAGGTGATGCTGGCAGCGGGCGCACAATGGGCGCGAGTGCCGATCCATGCGCTATGCAGTAAGCCGTGTGAGCCGCTCCCTGTAGAACAATCGTGCTGGTGGGACAGTTATGGCTACTACGCCCAAGTACATGAGTTCGCGTTCCTGAAGAACCACCGCGTAGAGGCTTTGGGCCGCGATAAGACGGTTAGAAAAGGCCGTTATCTTTTTACGATAGATTGGGCCAAGGACGGGTGGAGCGAAACCCCCGACCAGCACAAAAACCATCATGTCATTGCGTTAGACGATGGGCCATGGATTGCCTATCCCAACAACCGGCTCCTCTGGACTGATCCGAGTTGGATCAAACCAGAACTTGCGGCATGGAAGTCGCCCACGGAGTCCTATTCTGCGGAGTAAGCATGAAACGCATCAGAGAATGGATACGTCGGTATCAACGCATGAGACACCTATATTGGGCGCACGTTCCCCCGCCTTGTTGGGCCTGTAAACGCGGAACAGGGAGGGTCTACTGGTGATAGACAACGAAAGCCCCGCAGGGGCGTGGAAAGCCGAGTTAGAGCGTGCGCCTTGGGCGTATGGTCAGATTAAGCCACCGACCGTCAAGGAGGTGCTGTGGACGCTGCGGAAGTGCGGGTTTAGCGTAGAGGCCGACATCATTGCAGCCGCGCTGGCCCAAGCGGATGCGTCCAAGGCTGAAACTGCAAAAAATACTGACCCCGACACTTAACGACCCCCTCTAGAAGCCCGTTAACGCTGTCATGGGCGCAGCCCCAGCCTTCCCCATTCCACGGACAGCAGAACACGCACCGGGCGCAGACCTCGGGTCTTATATCTTCGTGCCGCGAAACCATGCGTTATCGCCCTCCGCCACGCAGATTTCAGGCGGGAGGAGCCGACCCCTGTGGTAGGTAAGGACTACGAACCCCGAGGCCCAATTGAGCGGCCCCGCCTCCGTATAATTGAACTGCGGCCCGGTAGGCTCGGCTAACGTCCCTGTGTCTATACCGTAACGACGGCCTCTGTAGTCACCCCAAGGGGTCACTTGCAACTTGTGTAGGTGTCCGTGGGCGTAATGCGTCCCAGAGCGTAGGGTGCTGTTGTAGGCGGCGTGTATCCCACCGGATACAGGTCTATGCCGTACCGCAAGCCACCCGTCCGTATTCTGGTTGATATGCACGCACCACCCGGCACGCCAGCGGGGAAGGTAGTCCAGCAGGGTCATGCCGGTCATTTCCTCAAATTCACCGATACGGGTGGACAGGTAATTCTCAAACCGTGCGTCGTGGTTGCCGATGGTGCGGATCAGTTTGGCGCGTCCTGCGGCACGCTCTACCTCTGCGACCCGATCTTGGACAGCCGCAATCTCGTCCTTCACCGTGGGTTGCTTTTCCCACATGATCCGCGCATGGCGGGAGATACGCGCACCGTCCAATACGTCACCGTTGAGGATGACGACTTTTGGACTAACCTCCTTGGCTAACTTGCAGAACGCCTTGTGGGCGGTCGTAACGATACCGGGCCAGTAGTGGGCATCGGAGGCGATGAGGATGACCCCATCCTGTACGTCCAACGCCATATCGCGTTCGTACTTCATCGCACGCTCTACGGCAAGTTCGTTAGCGCGGTTGCCCTTTTCGGTCGCTTCCCCGCTTTGCGGATACTTTAGGGCAGACTGCAACGCGATCCCGTAGCGGGCCTCTATCGCTCGGCGGCGCGTATGCACCGACCTAACGTCTATCTTAAGATATTTAGCGACTTTGGAAGGGCTTTTGAACCGCCCCCAAAGTTCTAAAAACTCGTCATCGTTTGTTAACTTTGGCATAGGTAATCTTGATGCCGAGTTCCTTTCGGCGGGCCTTTGTTGCCTCGTCATCGCGTTCAGCCATCCACTCCAGATGACCGTCTACCAGCCTATATTTTTCTTTGTGGACTAGCGCGCAGTCGCAACATTCAGCGTGCGTGTATCCCTTGATGCGATACCACGTTCCATCCGTTATCTGGACGGCTTTGTATCGGTCACTCTTCGCCATTCTGGTTTCCCCACTCCGCGTGAAAAGTGCGGTGTATCCACCAACTTCACTCCGTTTCCACCCCATGAATTCAGCGGGTGGAGGCTCTCCCAATAAGCCCCAAGGGGAGCCAGAGTGTCTTTGTCATAGCATAACTTACCATTGACAAAGAAATTCAAGTCTACCGCACGGCGTTGCAGATGGAGTGAGTTCATCGTGCGGGAACGCCCCGTCTTAACGTATATCTGTTGCTGTTCGGGGGTGCGATAAAGTTCACCCGCCGTTACTTTAAATCCAAGTTCTGTGGCGCGGTTAATCAGACGGCATACGTCAAGGAGGAAATCAGCCTGTTCTTGTACGTTGCTCATTTCAAGGCTTCCTTCAACTGCTCGGTCTTTTCCTTACTGCCCGCCGATGAACCAAAGTAGTACGACACGATCTGCGTGGCGATGGCAGAGAGGACACCAAGAACGTAAATCAGGATGTCTTTGCGGGAAGTCTCTACAGGCGTGTTGTCAAACATGACAACGCCAAACAACACAAAGGTCAGCAGCAAGATAGACAGCGCGAGAACGGGAGTCACGATTTTATTCAACAGAGGGGCTTTATCAGAGGTCGCAATCGCAACCTCCCGCTCCCGCGCCGAATCCGTATCCTTGAGTCGCAGTTCTAGTTCAGCAAGGTCTAGTTTGTTTTCCTCTATGCGTAGGCGCAGCAGTTCTTCTTCGTGTTCCATCTGCGCCATCTGAACCTTTGCCATGTCTTCGGGCGACATATCGGGCTTTAGTTCCACGCCTAACTTGTCCTCTACCACCTTTTTGCCTTTGGCAAGGACAGCGTTAGCCACTAGCCCAAGGCCGTTGGCAAGGAGAGGCTTAACGATAGGCAGTAGCGCGGCAGGAATCATTTCCCTCGCTCCTCAATCAACTTGACCCGCACTTGCAGATCGTGGATGTCCTTATAAATCTCTTCCTTCATTTCGTGCCGTCGCTCTGCCGAGATAGGGCTATCGGTCGGGACACCCTCTACCGTAATCAGCGCGGGCATCTTGCTTTCAATGGAAAGAAGTCGGCTGTTAAACGACGCGATTT